ATAATACAGAATTAGCGCGGACGCGGCGTGACCCCCCTCCCCCCTTGTGGCGTGGCTCGCGTTGACGCGCGTTAGCTCGAAAGCAATTGATTCTAAGTCAACTGCTACATGATAGCGTTGACTATCAGCACTTTACGCAATTGCACGCCAAGATCGACACAAGAAATACTAGTATTTGAGCGGATTCGTGCGGATTTATGGCTTGGATATCCGCTGATATTCCGCATTGCGTGCGTTGCTTTACAACTTGCTTTACACGAGTATAGCAGATTTGTGGTAGGGTGATGAAATGCATTGGTTTTGCATTACCTCTGCGTTGGTTCCGCATTCATTCCGCATTCTCCTTTCTGCATTACATTCTGTCGTTTTGCGTCAATCGCTTTTCCCTCGATTTGCGTCAATCATGGGCATCATGTATTAGCTCTAAGCGCTGATCCTATGATCATGAAATGATCCGCTGATCCGCGTAATAGGGGGGCGTGCATATATAGTATTAAAGGTATGAAACACATTTTTGTTTTATTTGCTTGCATCGTAGTAATGTGTAGTTTATAGAGGGAAGTATATTCGCAATTAAGCGGATATAGAAAGAAAGAAAACTATGAAACTATTACCATTAAATGAAATCACTCAAAAAGCTTTATCCATGAGTAATGAGGACTTAAAGCAAATGATAAACGATCAAGAAGACTCGAATCTTTGGATTTATTCAACACTAGCCAAGCGATTCATGCATCTGATCAACAAAGGTATTCAAGAGGAATGGCTTGAATTAAATGGAGAGTATGTTCGCGTCTCATTCTAACACAAGGAGACATCACAAGACATGGAAGCACATTACATTATTTCACTAATCATCCTTGCGCCTTGGTTCATGGTAGGCGCTTGGGAACTATTACAAACAATAAAAGAAAGGAATTAAGACTATGCAACTCGATACATCAAAAGATTACTTTCTTTGCAATTTTCGTGGTGCCGGAATTGTGGAGATTCACACAAAAGAAACCTTATTGGAAAACTACATAGAACCCGATGAGAAATCATTCATGCATGAATCGAAACCTATCTCGATCAAGGAATTATTAGATAGAAATCTTATCGTTAACACACTTAAGGTTTCAGAAAATGGCGAAGTAACAATCAGACGGATTTGGTAAAGGAGAAACTAGCATGAAACACGCCAAAAACCTATTCGCGGAAGCGGTCAGTCAACTGATCGAGATGGGAGAGAAAGCACGCAAGGAACGCGAAGCACGGGAACGCAAGGCGGCTGATCGTGAAACGATCCGCGTTAAGCGTAAGGAGAAACGCGCACATGTGAGGCTTACGGAGCGCGAGAAAGTCCAATTAACATTTAACCTATAAAACAAAAGAGAAAGAAAAATACTATGAAGGATGAAATTGAGCAAATAATAGCAGATAGCGATGGATTGAGCCATTTAAGTGATGGCGAGATGATACAAACATGCGAAACACTCGCAGAGGTTTTTTCAAACGCTAGTGTTCGAGAAATTGAGAACCTTATCGCATTACTTAATCAAGCAAAAGAGAAAGCGGAGTTTTAAAGATATGAGCAACGAATATATTAAGAAATTATTGGTAGAGTTATTCAATGAATACCAAGACAAACCGTGCGCTGAACTACTTCTAGAAATAAAATATTACAGTAGTTTCTTACAAACTAAAGCACAACCTAAGCCGCTACCTTATTGGTACGGAATTTGAACGAAAGGAGAAAAGCGATGAACCTAACAAAAGAGAAACACGCCTTCACGCCAGGACCTTGGTACACATACCAATCGCACAAAGATGTAAATCGACACATTGCGTGCAAAGACGGCAATTCAATTGCTAAAGAAGTGCATCACGCCAACGCGCGATTGATCGCCGCGGCTCCGGAGATGTATGAGATGTGCAAGCTATTCGAGGAATGTATGGAAACAATAGATGGCAAGGATGGATATGACGCTAGCTATGAACTTGCAAAGGTGCGCGAGGTCCTCGCCAAAGTAGAGGGGGGTGAGGGATGAGGTTGTACTATGTAAAATATATTTCACATGAAGGCCATAACACAGAAGCGTTTTTTGGATCAAAGAAAGATGCAAGGAAATGGATAAGAGAAAATAAAGATGATTATGATTATGTAGATGACGAGCCAATCCCATGCTTCCTGAAGTCTACAAAGAAAAACGATATTATCGCTTGGGTAAATCATTACACAAGCAAACCATGACTAAGCCAAACGAGTCCGACACAATTGCGCGCCTGTGCTTGGGCCTCCTCGTCTTTTTGGCGATGAGGTTCGCGCCTAGGGTGATTGAAGCTTGGCAAAAGAGAAAGACAAAACAAATCAATTAAAAATAAATACTATGAAAATAAAAGAAATAAGAATATCATTATTAGATTTAAAACAACAAATACAACTACTCAAAGATTCCGAATTAATCCCGTTGTCTCATGAGGGCGCTAATTGTCAATGTGACGAGGAAATGTTGCATCCACAAGACATTTTAGATTACGCCATTCACTTAATTGATGAAGTATCGAAATACCAAAAAGGAAGAGTGAACTATTAACAATAAAACCTTGGCATAAATTGAAATGAAAGAAATAACTATTAACGAAGCAATTGAAGAACTTGCACGCGATCCAAGAGAGATTGAAACTTATTTTGTTAGTTGGAGAAAAGTTCAAGCGAATGGAGTTATCTCAAGAAAAGATACATGGGAAACAAAAGCAAAAAGTTTTCATATTGCTTTTGATACTTGGCAATATGACTGCCATGAATATGTGTGTGCAAAGCTAAGAAGCGAATCAGACCAAAGGTTCGAAGTTTATAAGATCAAACGCTTTGACAAAAATAATAACCTGACGGGCGTTAGAAGATATGATCGCTTCGGTTGTATTACAGAAAGTTGGAATATTGACCCCACAAAATCGCCATCACCCTCATTGAGGAAGCAGATTGCTGAATCAAAAAAACGCAGGCAAAAGAGAAAGACGATGAAATGAGAAATGCGATGAGTGAAGAAGAGAAGCCAATTTTACCAAAGAGATCAACTAATCCATCAGTAAACACTCGAAACCGCAGAAAATATTATATCGAGTTACGAGATTATTATTCTAAGGTTTACGATAATGCTAAATCCGATTCCGAAAAAGCTAAAGCTCTAGAATATTTGAATGCAACTCAAGCCAAACTTGATACGCTTATCTCAAACATAATCGGAAGAATGCCTAAAAAGAAACCTTTGGTATTGAAAGGAGGAATGCGATGAAGTTCTTGATCAGAAACCATAAGGACCGCACATCGAGGTACGATAATCAGTATCACGGCGCATACACTCGGATATTCAACATCCTCAAGAAAGGTTCACTTGGTTTCGTTGAGGAGTTTTGGGAAGAATCTTTTACCAAGATCGATGGCACGCAGGATTGGATATTGGAAGTTGGTGGAGGTTCTCCTGATGCACACAAGTTGGAAGAAATTTTAAATATTAAGAATGTCGAAGAATATAAGGAGAAATAACTCTTTAACCCCGTACCCCGTCAAAAAAGCGTTTTGTTTCGCAATATGAGTATTTACCCTCGTGAGCGATCAAAACGCTTTTTAGGCTACTTCAGGAGCAAAATAGAGCTATCTGTGTCCATCTGTAGTCTACCAAGTCTTTGATTCTTCTTTTTGGCCTAGAGATGTTGTCCAATTGCCCGTACTCTTCTCAAAACCAAGCGTGACCATGAGATCCGTCTCTCCTCCGCGGTTTTTGGCGATATGGCAATTGATGCGGTCCTTGGTCTCATCCACCTTGTCATCCACGGATAGGAGAAACACGCAATCGGCATCCTGCTCGATACTCCCGGAGTCTCTCAGATCGGAGAGCATGGGCTTTCTGTTATTGATCTCGCATTGTCTTGATAATTGAGAAAGGGCAAGCACGGGAATCTGTAGCTCCATACTGATCTGCTTGAGGCTACGAGAAATAGCGGTGATCTCCTGCACGCGGGATTCGTATCCAGGAGCGGAGACCAATTGCAAATAATCAATCACCGCCAACCCCACATCTCCTTTCACTCGCTCCTGGGCGAGAAAGGCGCGGATCGAGTCTAGCGTGGCCTTGTTGTCATCCTTGAAAGTGATAGGCCATCCCTGCATTCTCTTTGTGGCATCTTCGAGCTTCTTGCGATGGGCGGGGAGAAGATCCCCTTTCATGCGTGGACGGGCAACCCCGCTCTCGCGGGAGAGTAACCGTCCCGCACATTCCGAGGCACTCATCTCCAGGGATGCGTAGCTTGCACGGTATCCCCTCTTCGCAATCTCATGAGAGAAATGCAATGCGAGTCCTGACTTCCCCACTCCAGGTCTCGCGGCTAGGACATAAAGCTTACCCGGTTGGAATCCTCCGCTCAGACAAAAATCCAATCGTTTGAATCCTGTGCTTACTGCGGATGATTCTCCCGCATCGATGGAAAGAAACTCAGAATGTGCTTCCTTGGTGGCGGGTCCCACTTTTACCTGTCCCTTGCCTGATGCTAATGCTTTGGCTACCCTGAGGTTAAACTCCGAGGCAATCTCATCTGATTGTTTATTCTGTTTGAGCATATCCGAGGATACCATGATTGCCCGTTCCACCTCGCGTCTGTTCCTCGACTCCACCAATTGATCCACATATCTCTCCACCTGTCCTCCGCCATACTTCTCTGCGAGTTCAAGAGCTTCCGAGGAATACTCAGGTAGCTCAATTGCCACATCCACCTCGTTTAACTCGGATCGCTCTGCGATCAAACGGAATATCGCTTGGTGCGCGGGCGAGGAGAAGTCATTCTCCGTTAAGCGCTCAACTGCGGTGGCGGTGGAGAGATTTGTGTCATCCCGGAGACATGCGGCTAGGACCGCTTGTTCTGATACCAAGAAATCCATCAAAACTCTTCCTCGTCCTCGTACTCAGGAATTGTGACCTCCTTGAGAATGGGGTCGTTATTTGCCTGTGGCATCTTCTCCTTGATCCATCTCCTGCACGCATTGCGATATGTGGCAATCCAATCAGCCTGGGTATGTCCCTTACCTTTTGCCCAATCCACGAAGATGGAAACCGCTTTCTCATGATCGAGTCCTTCCTTCTCAGCAATATCTTTGGGAGGGGCAAAATTAGAGGGGATCTTTGATGCCCTCGTTTTTGATTTCTTTTTTCCACTAACCGCGGATTTTTCGCTATATCTAATATTAAAACAATTGGAACAATTGTCGCGCACGCGCGAGGGATGCCGCAGATACTCCACCAGGAGTGGAGTAATGGTGGAAACTGCGGTAACTCCATAAAGATCACAATGCTCTTTCAAAAGATCACTTATCCATTGAGGAACCTTGATGCGCAGTTCTGTCTTTTTCTGTATTTCGTCTGTCATTATAATCCTAAAATTGTGCAAACAAGTCCTATGATAATTGTGAAAAATACGATCCCACATATGGCAAATAACATGCCTTGGGCGAGTAATTTGAGTGCTAATTTTATCCCATCCATGACACTCATTTGTTTAACATATGATGCCTCAGAATTAGAATGGCATCTGCTGTTTTTAGTGTTAGTCCCTTAGTTGACGGAAAGAACTGCTTGGCGTGGTTCATGAGCGCTTTCTTACGCTTGTTTGAGGTTAGTCCACTTAGTCCACTTAATCCCTTTTGCCATTCCTGGGGACGCACCAGGACAAACGGAATCTCCAATGCCCTGAGTACGCCTTCCAAGAATCCGCATGATTTACCAAGCTTAAAGCTAGTACTCGATGGAATCATCTTCCCCGCAAAGGGAGGAACATGCTCCACCACAGCCTCAATGCTTGTCACATCAGGATGATCTTTCAGGTCCTGCATATGTTCCACAAACTCGAAGTCTTCATCAAGGGTATGCAGAGCAATCTTGTGCTGTCCTCCCCATGCAATGGCGTATCCACCACTCTTGCCGGGATCTATGCCAATCGTAAGCTTCATGCTTCCTCCTCCTCGTCTCCGCAATCTTCCTCGAAGTGCAGGATGAGATCAGGATCGCTCACATTATTAAGATCCTCTTTCCGCAAATGGGCGACCACTTGTTCGAGGGCCGCTTGCATAACCGTTACCGCACCGAATAGATCAGCTTTGGCTAATTTATCACTCGCTAAAGCTAGTGCCTGTTTTGTGTTGTCCAAGTAGTTCATGCCGCCTTTCCCTCCGAGTCGCGTCTCACCGCATTGGCAAAATCGGTAATGTCAATCGTCCGCCTATTGCCCACGGTGACGCTGTGTAGCTCATGCTCCTCGATAATCCGGTAAACATAGGTACGACTGACCCCAAACTTATCCGCCAATTGCGAAATGTTTAGACGGTTATTCGTAATCTGCGAACCAAGATCCAAGGTTTCCACCATGTCGCTATACCCAGGCCATATGCCACTTGATTGGCAGGCGGCCCACAATTGGCACGCTCTTTCCATGTTAGAGAATTGCTTGTTAATATCGCTCTCCTTGATGGTGTATGCCGCTGTAGCATACGGCGCTGTCTTCTCAACCGCAATGAATACGAACTGCTTGGGCTTTTCTCCGAGCAATCGCAAGGCGTGCATGTACCAACATGCCTGAAATAAGTACCCAAACTGACGCACACTCTTGGTGAATCCTCTATTGGATGCATCCTGTGTGCTTTTTAAATCAATCACCACACCCGCGCCGGGGACATACAAGTCAGGTCTTACCTTGCACTTGGCACCTTCCATCTCAAAGTATCCCGTGCCTTCCACTACCTTATTAATGTCCGCCATGTAGTGCCGAAGAACAGGATTATCCAATGCACTTCCCGCCATTTCGAGAATCAGATCGTAATCCGCAGGAGCGAGCCATTGCTTATCCGGTTCACTCTTTTGCATAAGTTCAAACGCTTCCTTGTAGTGCTTGGTTCTCGGACCCTGCCCGTCAATCTCACTTGGTTTGACCGCAAACTCATCATCCAATTTCTCAGGCTCCAGGGTAGCAGTATGAAATCCACTCCCTATCACCAGGGCAGGACTGCTTGGTTTTGGATGATTTATGTCATACCTCACCTTTGCGGGGCAGGTCTGATTGAGG